CCCCGCCATCCCGGCGGGCACCGAATAAGGTCCGGTGGCCGCGCCGTCGGCGACGGCGCGGACGGGAACAGCTACACAGGTTTTACGATCCACGGTATTCCCCACCAGGTTGCGGATCCCGTCTTTGTAGTAGGTAGCGCGTAGACATTGCGCTTTCCCGTCCGCTGTCATGTTGACCGGCTCCGCCGCCATAGGTGCAGGGAAGTGCCCTCCGTCCATGGCGCTTGTGGCGGAAGATTTGAAGTAGTTGGCTTTCAGCGTATACGCCTTTTCCCTCCAGCAGACGCCGCTTTCCAAAATGTCCCGCACCAAAATACATCTGTCCTCCGGCTGCTCCACTGCCACCTGACTGTATGTGCCGTCCGGCTTGCGCTTGCCCACCCAGTAGAGCCGCTGGCGGTTCTGCGCCGATACCAGTGCGGAGTTGATAAGCACGGGTTCCACGCCCAGCTCCGCCGTGATCTGCGCCCGGATAGCGGGTGACATGGACTTGTTGTTTTCGTAGAGAAAAAAATCCGGCTTGTACTTGTCGCGGGCGATACGGTAGTTTAGAAACAGCTCCCAGCCGATGCCGCTGGCCTCTGTCTCGCGGTTCTTCGTCTGTGCGATGCTCCAATGTGTGCAGGGACTTCCGCCGATCAATAGTTTCATACGTCCTCCACCTCCGTAGACCAGAATTCCCGGCGGCAGTCATCGCATTTTCGGCTACAAGACACACAACTATCGTTTTCACCTCTGTACTCGGAAGAAATTTTCATCGGGCATATCGCCAGGACGCCGTCTTCAGTCAGCTTTGCCTCCGGATACTGCTTAAGAAACACGCTCTGCCTGGTTTTAGCGGGGTGCTCGGCGGCCCACTTTTCGGCAATTTCCACCGCCTCCTTCGGGTGGGTTCTTTGCCAGACAGGGCAGGTTTCAAACCCGCTACGTGCTTTCCCAAACTCGCATTTGAGGCACTCGCAGTGGCACATTCTGTTCAATGTTTTCAAATACTCCACAGCGTCCATTACTTTTCCTCCTCAATGGTGACCTCCACGCGGGAGGCTCCGGTTGTCTGATACTTCCACACCGTCAAAGCTGCGATTGCGCTATCGTCGTTGTAGGCGTGGCCGTTCAGCGCGTCTAGAATGGCCTTCGCCACGTTGTCAGCGTCAGGGCGTTTGGTGTGGGGCGTCCCGTCCATCGCAGCGGCCTTTTTCTTTGACGTGCTTTTCGGCACCGTGAAGAACGCCGTGACGGTGACCCTGAGCGGGATGCCGCCCGCAAATCCCGCTCCGCTCTGGCACTGCCAGCACTGGACCACCTTGTCCTCGTAGTCCTGCGTTTTCTGCGGAGTGTAGGTATGGCCGTCTTTCTTAAACCGGGGACGGCCCTTGCCTACCGGAATACCGGGGACCGTAAATTCAATTTTCATTGTTCGCCTCTTTCTTCGGCTCAAATCCGCTTTTTCCCTCGCACTTGCACAGGTAGCATTTGTTTGAATGTCTGTTTTCACAATGTACGCATGCAAAGGCAAACGTATAAACCCCCATCGGGTAAAGAACGGGGCCGGTAGATTCAATCTTCATCGTTTTTCCTCCTCACAAGTAAACAAACTGATCTGCGCCGTGTGTTCCTCAAAGCGCTTTTCCTGCGCCTGAAAATAGTGAGGGTCGATCTCACACCCAACAAAATCAAAGCCAAGATCATAGGCGGCTATGCGGCTGCTGCCGCTGCCTAAGTGGGTGTCCAGTATCTTGTCTCCGGGATTGGCGTACTTCTGAAGCAACCACACGTAAAGCGCCACAGGCTTCTGCGTCGGATGAATGCGCTGCTCGTTCAGCGCCTTATTCCCTTGCTGGATAAACCCCTCTGCGATGCTTTTGCCCTGCATCATTCCATTCCACATGTAGTGGAAAAGCCGTACGCTGTCATGGCAGTTTGTGGCTGCGATCTCGCAATCGCTAAAAGAGCTGCCCTCGTTGCACTTGTTCCAAACAATGCGCCCCGGCGCAAAGTGATAGTCGAAATAGTTGCAGCCCCAAACGATATAGCGCTTTGCGACACGTTCCAACTCATCGAAATATTCACGTGTCGGAATATCCCACTTCGGCGATATGGGGTAGTCTCTGTGCACACCGATTTTGCTGACCTTGCAGCCATAATATCCACGCCGCTCCGGTCCGCTGAAATATGGAGGGTCTACCACAGCCAGATCAAACGCTTTGTCCTGCAGCGTCCGCATATACTCCATGCAGTCCATGTTATAGACTACGTTCACCGCTTTTCCTCCTTGCCGTCAACAATGATCTGCACCACCCGGACACGGCCCAGAGGCTCCAGCAGCATGGCTACCGCCTCCTTCGTGCCCTGCGTGTCCTCGCCATCGTAAATGTCAATCACAAGCCGCATCATCGTGTGTCCCTCCTGAATTTTGGGCAGTAGTGGATCACGAACGAGGATGCTACCCGTGTACCGCCCTTGCCCTTGCCGCCGGCCTTCAGCACCCGGCTTGTGGGGGTGGCGTCCCATCCGGGAACCGGCTCAAACCGCAATGACCACTCGCAGCCGCCGCAGGCGTTTGCACAATCCCAGCAGGGCTGCTTGGACTGGAACTCGACCTTGGGGGTTTTCTTCTGCTTCTTCTCCCGCGGGGGGTAGCGGCGGATCAGCTCGTTCAGCCGAAAATTACTTGCCATTAAACACCTCGCATATCTGCCAGCGCACACCACGCGGCGTAAGTCATGCCCTGCTTCTTCGCTTCGGAGGGGGTAGGGATACCGGCCTCATGCCAGCGCTCCCGCTGTTCGCCTGCCTTGGCGTAGAATTTTTCCAGATAGGCGTCGGACGGCTCCGGCATGGGCGCCTCCTTCGTCTTTGGGGTTTCCGGTTTTGGAAGGAATGGAACCAGTTCGGATGCGTCCGGGGGGAACCGGTTTTCCCGTGCCCGGAGGATCACCGCCTGTTTTGCGTCCTCATAGGCCCACGGCTCCAATACCAGCGTCCACGCTTCCAGATCTGCGGGGGTGCGGGGCTGCTGCTTGGAGCTGGGGTAAAGTGTCTCAATCAGGTTAAACAACCGCTGGGTGTCCTGCTTCTCCATGTTCTTCTCCTGTAAGACTTCCGTAGTAGTCTCTAATTAGCTTCTAATTCCCGTATTAGCCTCTAATTCTTTTCCCCCTGCCAATAGAGAGATAAATATATATAATCTTTTCTTCTTAGGGGGGGTGTGGGGGGGGGGCATTCTTCTTTTCTCTGCGGCTGCTGTGTGCGTCGGTGATCGTGCTGCGGCTTGCTTGCATCCGCCCGTCATCACTCTTTAGACACACACGGCAACGTTGTTAAAAGGGAAGCTCCCCGTCATCCTGAATTTCTTCAAAGCCTCCGCTGCTGTTCATGGGCGGGGCGGCGGCGGTACGGGCGTCGATGCGCTGCGCGCCCACAGATGCCCACTCCGAAATGAAGTCGATATAAACCTTACCCTCGAAGTCACGGGATTCCACGCGGCCCACGGCGATGATGGGATCGCCCTTGGAGGCGCTGGCGATTGCACGGCCCATGGAACCGAAGCCCTTGACGTTCATCCAGACGGTGGTCCCGTCAGACTTGTTATAGGCCGCCACGGAGACGGAGCCGATGACGGTGCCGCTCTTGGAGGTGAAGATCTGGGCGTCCTTGGCGCAGCGGCCACAGATCAGGCCGGTTTTCTGCGGGACGCCTTCCCGGTTGCAGTCCGGTAAGCCGTTGATAAACATCAGGCTTCCTCCTTCGGTTCCAGGGCATCCAGCAGGGCGTCAAAGTCCTTGCTGAGCACCTTGCTGGCGCTGTCGTAGCCGTGGGCCTTCAAGAGAGCTTTCGCCTCCTGCTTCGTCAGGCCGTGGCGGGAACAGGCAGAATAGAAGAATTTGACCTGTGCGGCGGTAATGGGGGCGTTGGGGTCCTTGCCGGTCAGATATGCGCTGCCGTCCTCGGTGTCGCTCTCAATGTCCTGGGTGAACATATCGGAGACGCAGCCGAGAGACAGGGCAGCGGAGACAAGGGCGCGCTTCTGAGCCATCTTCACGGTGCTGTTGGCACCATCATAGGGGGACTGGGAGCCGGTGCGGCCCTCCCGGGTGTTGCCAGAGCCGTAAGCGGAGGTGATGACGTATTCCTTTCCGTCATAGATCTTAATGAGGTCGCAACGGACGAGGAAGTAGAAAAAGCCGTGCTCGATATCTTCCAGCTTGCTTTCCAGCGTGTAGCGCTGGCAGAGGCCGTAAGTCACGGCCACCTTCTCCGCGCCGGGCTTGTAGAGGGCGGGGTTTTTCGTCAGGGCGTCGCCGTTTTTTTTGCGGATCATGCCGAAGTCGATGCCGCGTCTCAGGGTGACGGGCACGCCGCCAGGTATGCAGATGGTGTAATTCCCGGTGCGGGGGACGGGGGCCACCGTCAGGGCTGTGGCGTTGTATTGGTACAGGGCGAGTTCATTCATGTGCGTTTCTTCCTTTCTGTGGCGTGGTGGAGGGTTATACAGGCCCCTAAGAGGCCGGGACGCGGCGTGACCATGGCAAGCTGATATGTCCCATCGTGGGAGAGTTTCAGGGCGTAGAGTTCGGCAAACAGGACGCCGCCGCGTTCATACTGAAGCATCTGGTAATAGCCGGTCATCTGAGCGGAGAGGGCGGCGTCATGGAGCTGTCCGGTCTTTATGTCTAAAATCAATGGGCTTTCGCGGATGGTGCCGAAACGATCCAGTGTTCCGGCAAAGCCTACGTCAAGGCTCCCCATGGGGTGTTCGATCAGCTGCCAGTCCGGCTTATAGTCCGCCAGAAACCGGCGGTAGGCTTTCAGGTATCCGGCGATCTCCGGCGTTTCCTCCGGCTCCTCGCCGTAGTCGATGAGGGCGCAGGCTTCGTGAACGGCGGTTCCACGGCGGGCAGCAGCCTCCGCCAGCCATGGCCGGTCTGACTTGTAGTCATAAGCACAAAAGCGGGTGATCTCGGTCACACTGGGCAGCTGGATGCCGTCAAGGGTGTAGGTGTGGGTGGCCCCGTCAAATGTCAGCATTGGGACCCTCCGTATACAGGACCGGGATACCAAGGGCATCGGCAAACAGGTCCATGTTGTTATCCAGCTCGTTCAGTAGGTAATCTTTAAAGCAGGGCGGGCAGCACAGTTCCCCGTTGGGCAGGACGAACACGCGGTCGCAATCGTCCTCCGCATTGGGGTTCAGGGGATGCTCGCAGAAGTGGCAGATGGGATAGGTTTTTCTGGTCATAATTGGGTCTCCCTCCAGATACGGACCGCATGGGCGATGTCCGTATATTTTTTCGTGCGGTAGCCGCAGGAATCGCAGAGGACGAAAAACAGGTCCTCTTTTCGGGGGCTACCATCCGTTTACCGCCGTACATGTGGCACCGGGGGCAGGGCGGTAATTCTGCCATCCGGTCACGGCGTCTGCGCATCAGACCACGCCCAGCATGTGGGCCAGCACCATGAGAAGGAAGCCGAGGAAGCAGCCGAAGGAGATCCAGGCGGAGAAGTCGGCCCGGTCCCGGCGGCGCTCCTCCCGGGTGCGGTTAGCGCGTTTCATGGCGGTTCCCCCTCTCGATAAGGTCCACGATTTTGAAAAGCCAAGCGGCGGCGGTGGATGCGCCGATCAGCACGAAAATGAACGTTGTTGTATCCATAGTTAAGCCTCCCCGAAGTGATAGCACTGGCGCAGGTTGTTGTCGAAGGCAACCAGAAACCAGCGGTGCGGAATGTTGATGTAGGAAACGGTGCCGGTGCGGGTTGGGTGCTCCGCGTCGCCCAGGCAAAGGCGGAGACTGCACCGGGTACCCAGCTCCGGCGGCGCGGGCGGCTTTGGGTCCGGCTTGAAGCCGCAGAGGTTGAACTTGCTCATTTTCTGGCACTTCCGCAAAGCTGGCGGGCCAGCGTAGCGGCGGAGATATAGCCGTCAATGAACGTGAAGCGCCGGTGAATGGCCCGGTAGTCCTTCAGGCCGGTGAAGGCCAGAACCTCTTTGATGTTCAAGAGGTTGCGGCCATGGGAAAAGGTCAAAATCTGTTCAAGATTGTCTCGATATGCGGGATGTTCCATAGGGGCCTCCTTTTTTGGTTTCGTCGTGATTGCGATTGCTGCTGCGGCTTGCGATGCGTAGCTAACCTAAGCCGCCGCACTGCCGAGCTTATCTATTCCATGCCATTGCCTTGCCAAACGTGGCAGTTCCATTGCAGTTCAAGGCCACACGTTGCTCCGCCTTTCAATTCCATTGCATTGCCTTGTTTCTCTGTGCATTGCCTTTGCTAAGCTAAGCGTTTCTCCGCTTTTCCGTCGCATTGCTGAACGATTCGCGGCCCATCCATTCCATAGCGCCTCGATGCAACATAATTCCGTTGCGTCGCGTCTCGGTGCTGCGCTCTGCCATGCCGACGCGCCGCGTAGCTTCGCGTTTCCGTTGCTTTGCGCCTCCTGACATTGCCCAGCATCTCGTTTCCATTCCATGGCAAATCATCGACGGGCTATGCCTTGCCGTTGCTATTCCCATCTGAGCATTTTCTACGCTTTTCTCTGCATTTCTTGTCCTTGGCTTTGCGTCGCCGTGCCACGCCTCACCATGGCAGTGCTGTGCAGCGCTTAGCCTTTCCGCTGCGTTACTGGATCTCCTCCCAGACGAACCGGCCTTTTCCACTGTTGCGCCACTGACCGATGCCGGAAAAGCGGCCATAGTCCAGCCATTCCCGGACGGCTTTTTCGTGATCGTCGCAGAGGCAGACCACTCGGAACTCACAAGTAGCGCCTGCGGGGATCTCCTCGCTCATGGCAAGGCTGACGCGCTCACCCTGCGCCGTCTGCGCTCTCAGGGGGCGCTGGCACTCACCAATCGGGCCGTCAAACTCCAGCGGGATCACGCGAGGCTCCGGGAAGATCAGCTTGTCGATTTCTTTTTTGTAAGCCTTGATCTTCTCGCTGGCCGTGCCCTTGACCTTGCGGAGACCGCCGCAGGTGTCCTTGAAAAAGCCTTTGATCTGATAGTCATACAGGAACGGGGTGCCGTCCTCCGTCCTGGGAAACACCGTCATGGCCTTTTCCGCCACGGCGTCAGCGCCCAGCGCGGAAACTTCCTCTTCCACGGTAGCGGCGTCGGGGGACTTGGAGCCGATAAACTCCCGGTAGATTTCCGGGTTGGCGGGGGACGTGCCGAGGATGGGTTCGGTGAAGGTGAGTTTTACTTTCAGTTCTTTCATGTTGATTCTCCTTTTCGTGATTGCAAGTTGGTGTGAATTGGTGTATGTTTGGGGGTAAGGGGGGATATGCGGTGCAGAGGGAATTTGAAGAATACGCAAAGAAGTTAGCGGCGGATCAAGCCGCCAAGGAACGCGCTAAACAGGATGCCGAGAAGGAACGTGAGCGCCGATTTCAGAAGAAGATTGCGATAGCACAGGTGCTTGTACCGCTTATAACGTTTATTCTGGGCATCCTCTTGGAGCACCTTTCCGGTATCACTGAGATCGTTTTGAGAATTTTGCATAAATAACACCTCAGGGGGGATGAAATGAAAAAGTGGAAATGGATAGCGCTGGTGCTGGCGGTGACGCTGTGCATAGGGAGTGCATCAGCTCACCCCGGTCGGACGGATGCCAACGGAGGACACTACGACCACAGCACAGGGGAATACCACTATCACCACGGATACCCGGCACACCAGCACATTGACGGGGTGTGTCCATATGACTACGATGACCGGACAGGGTGGAACTCGGGAAGCAGTGGCCAAGAGAAGGGCCTCTATTATCTGGACGGAACGCCGGTCGAACGGAAAAATGAAACAAAGCCGGAACCGGAGCCAAAGAAAAGCCAGATTGGCGGCTTGATCGCGTTTTGGGCGGCGGTATTCATCTTCTTTGTTTGGCCGATGCTTTCGGCGATTGCAGAGGGGATTTCGTGGTATCGGGAGCGACGGAAGCGTGGAAAATAGGCGGAGTGTTCGATTAAATCTTACTTTCTGGGTATAAAAATATTGTCCATGGGGACGCCGTAAAGATCGCAGAGGGAAAGCAGCTTGTCCGCCGGGGGGAATCGCTTGCCGATCTCCCAATTATAAATCGTGCGGCTGCTGACCCCAATGGATCTTGCGGCGTCTGCCTGCCTCATTCCACGGTTTACGCGGGCGGCGCGGAGGGTAACTTGAAAGCTCATAACGTGAACTCCTTTCGTTCGATTTAATCTAACATTATAATACCACCGGCGAAAAGGGATGTCAAGCAAAAAGTTAGGTTAAAACGAAAAATAGTTCTTGCAATTCGATTAAAAATGACTTACAATGGATTTAACAAAAAAAGGGGTGAATCCAATGGGGCAAGAAGAAATCTGTGCAGTTTTCGCACGGAATCTAAATAAATTGATGGCCCGGGAGAACTTGAAGCAAAGCGATCTCGTATTAAAATTGAACGTATCGAAAGCCCAGGTATCAGATTGGTGCGCCGGGAAGAACATTCCCAGATCGAACTATCTGGCTTCGCTGGTAGACCTGTTCGGCTGCCAGCTTTCGGAACTCATGAGCGAAAAACAGCCCGCCCCCACGAATGAGGACGAGCTGAATGCGGAAGATAAAAGGCTGCTCATGATGATCCACAATCTGACGCCGGAGAACCGGGATCGGATCGTTGAGATAATAAAAGCTCTTGCAGGGCTTGAATAGCAAGCGCCTGCTTTTCCGGGGGCAGGGAACGCAATGCCAACAGGATTTCAAGGTCTGTCATAGGTTGGATGCTCCTTTCTATTTGAAACCCCGGCCCGCCGAAGCGGGACCGGGGAAAGGGGAGTGGGCCTATGAGAACAATAGACCCATTTATCGGGAAAGTCCAATTCAAAGGGAGGATTTTCCTTGCAAAAAACTTTCAAGGAGGGGAAACGGTGAATTTTTCGGAAAAGGCGAGGGCAATGCGCATGAAAAGCCCGCTGACGCTGCGGGAAATCGGTGAGCAGTGCAATGCATCGGAAAGCATGGTATCACGCTACATTTCTGGTGCGGCAAAGCCGCCGGACGATGTGGCCGAAAAGATTCTGGAGGTGCTGCGGAACAGCGAACAGGACGATGACCGAGGCATTTACGCCGCACATATCGACGATCTGCGGCGGCTGATCCGCCAGCAGCAAAGGGAGAAACGGGTATTGTTCGGGATTCTCGTGTTCTTCTTGATTTTTATGCTGCTGCTCTATCTGGACGCTACTCACGGAGATTGGGGCGCGATCCGGTATGTAGAATAAAAGCCGCCTGAGTGCTGGAACACTCAGACGGCAAACCCACCAATCGCAATCACGACAAAGCCAAAGGAGGATCAATCACAGTATAGCATGATCCTCTTGGCGATGCAACAGGAGGAAAGGAAAAAATGGCGAAGAAAAGTAAATATGGCGTCCGCAAGGACGGGTTGCACGAGGCGATCCGCACCATCAACGGAAAGCGGGTAGCGTTTCGGGGCAAGACTGACAAAGAGGTAGACCGCAAGATTTTAGAGTACAAGCTGGAGGCGGAGAAGGGCCGGAATTTCCCGGTGATTGCGGATGAATGGGAGAGGGAACACGAGAGCGAGATCTCCGAATCATCCCGGCGGGTATACAGCTACGCCGTGAAGCGGCTGAAAGAGGCATTTCCGGGGCGGGCGTCAGAGATCGATCCGGTAGACGTGCGGAACTACATCAAGCGTTTTGAGGCCCAGGGACGCAGCGCAAACAGCGTCGGTATTGAGCTGGCCGTCTGCCGGATGATCTTTGCCCATGCCGTTATTAAGGGCGATATTCGGATCAGTCCGGCGGCGGAGATCAAGAAGAGCCGGGGCCTGCCCTGCAAAAAGCGGGAGGCGCTGACAGAAGAGCAGGAGGAATCCGTGAAAGCGGCGGGGCTGACAAAGGCGGCCCGCTGGTGGCTGTTTGGCTATCTGCTGTTATACACCGGATGCCGCCGAGGTGAGGCGCTGGCGTTGATGTATCGAGACATTGACCGCAAAACCGGCGTGATCCACATCGACAAGAAGGTCAACTACGCCACCGGCAAGCCGGTTTTGGAAAACCATCTGAAATCCGAAAACGGTCTGCGGGACATTCCCCTGTTGCCCCCTCTGGCGGCGGCGTTGCCGAAAAACCGGATCGGGCTGCTGTTTCCGGGGGATGATGGGGGTTATATGCGGCCCCATGAGATCACGCGGGAGTGGCGGCACTACTGCCGGGACGTGGGCCTGAATGAGATCCAGCAGGGCGAAAACGGCGAAACGGTGGAGACCTTCCCCATCACGCCGCACTGCTTCCGGCATAGCTTTGCGACGATCTGTTATGAGGCGGGGCTTGATCCCAGACAGGCGGCTGGGCTGCTGGGCTATACGCCGGAGGTAGTGGAGGCTGTTTACACCCACC